GCTTGTTACCCACTCACAGAACTCAGGCCATCCCTTTAGGATACCATTTTGTCTGCGTGTAATATTTGAGGTTGTCATTGTAATAAGACGTTTAAATAGGGCTTCAAGGGTAGAAGCGATATTTATTTCCTGTAACCCCTCGCTACAGGATAAAGAGACGAAGTATTATACTGCCTACGTAGGTCTCGGTTGGGAGCAGTGTGTGTTATTATTTATCTTAGCATATCGTAACAATTGTGTCAACACATGAGTATATTTACCTAAATAACGATTATCATTTCTAATGACTGTCATAAGAAAAACTTATATACTCTTTGGCAAGGATGGGTCAAGTACATTGAAGTTTATCCAACCACAATGATTATATCTAGTGAATAGTCTGGGATGAAGTTTAGTATATTGATACAGATGTTCTATCAATTCTTTTCCCTCTCCTATTATCTCATGTATTGTCATGTCTGAATCAAAGTTACCATTTTGAGGATGTAATTTTCTCCTGTACTGTTTTCCCTTTGACCCAAAGAGAACACCTACAGAACCTGGTACATGACTCTTTGTAGTTCTACCATCACGCTTATCTTTTCCCAACCAACCGTCTTCTATAATATTCAATTCAAGATTATGGTATTGTCTTGCACAATCAAAAGATAATTGATCTCTATTAGGTCCTATCAAAGAATATTTCCACCACATATCATGGAAATCAAATAGGTCTTCTGTTATAACTCTCCAAAAACTACCAAGCACAGGACTACAATACTTTCTAAAATTATATCCAGTTTCTTTCAGTGCTTTAGTTATTGTAATCTGATCCTCCCTTGAGTTCATGTTTCCAAGATAACCTTCCAGTATCTCATCATAATATGTGAATCTCTCGGTGTGTCTCATGATTGTAAAAGGATGTGTGTTTAGAATCCTTTTAGTTTCTTCTGCATATTTCTTTGTCATCACATAACACCCATCTATCCATGCAACTTTTGATCCTACTGGGAATAATTTGTGTGGATTTATCTTTGGGTATGCAGATAGTCTTCTAGGACACTCATGTTCTATTGGTATATCCCTGAACTCCCAAGGTTCTTTGTGTTCTATACTACCATCAGTAAAACAAACATACTTTATATCTGGATCATAGTAATGCTCATTAGGTATTTCATCATAACCATTAGTAATACATGTGTAAATTGTTATCATGCTTTTGCCTCCCTAAATTCTCTCACGTTTCTTATATCTTTCCAATGATCATTATAAAATAATCTTGTCATCCCCGTCAATGTTGAAACCTCTTTGATCATGTCATCTATATTCATCCATTGGTTTGAGTCACCATTTTTAGGATGCTTCTTTACTCTTCCTATATTACCTCTTACAGTCTCACCCTTACGATGATCTAAAGATGAAAGATTTGTGCCTATATCACTTATGTCTTCTATCTGTTTCCAATTTATATCATTGAAATATTTTGAGACAACAAATGCTATCTGATCACAGCGAGTGGATATTTGTGATAGATCCCACCACATCTCATTGAATTTTATTGCATCCTCAGTTACTGTATTCCAGAATGTTGCACACATGGGGTTTACATATTGTTTGAAATCAAATCCTAATTCTTTTACTCTCTTAGTAATGTTTATTATATCATCCTTACTATTATATTCTGCGATGAAACTTTCTGTAATCTCTTCATAGTATGTGAACTTCATGGGATGGACTATGTGGGCTCTTGTATATTTGTCAAAGATTTTCTTACAATACTCTACATATTCCTTTGTTATAACATAGCATCCATCTATCCACACCACCTGTGAACCCATAGGAAAAACTTTGTGCTGCATTATCTTCGGGTACAATGAAAGTCTCAATGGACAGTCATGCTCTATTGGTATATCTCTGAACTCCCATGCTCCTTTAGGAGAGATGGTTCCATCTGTGAAACAAATATATTGAACATCAGGATCATAGTAATGACCATCAGGAATTTCATCGTATCCATTTGTGATGCATGTATATATTATCAATGATTCTTTCTCCCACTGAGCACATCAAGTGCCCAATAATCTTTCTCCCAGTATCCTCTTCTGTCACCAAGAACTAATTCTCCTGTCTTGGTATGAATCGCTGCACGATACCTCATATCTTTTCTCATACCAGTAATATCACAGAGTTTATCAACAAATTCATCAGGACTTTTCTCATCATAATATCTGTACTCTCCTTGTTTAGTTCTCCACCATGCTCCATCAGGTTCTGCATCAGTAAACTTATTGAGTAGTTCCCTTGACTCCTCCCACTCGTACTCTACTTTAGAAAGTTGAAGTGCGATAGAAAAAGATAGCTGATCTCTTACACCTCCCCTATCATACCACTCCCACCATAGGTCGTTGAAATGCCATTGATTTCTTCTCCATAGTATCGTACAGAGAGGTGGAAAATGTTTATTGAATTTGTATCCATGATCCTTTGCTTGTTGTGTAAAACTAAGAAGAGTATCTTCATCTACAAATCCCTTAGACACATACTCAGCACACTCCTCCAAGTAAGTATGTTTGTGAGGATGTCTCATGCAAAAGAAATTATGATTACTCAATATATGTTCACTCAACTCAATAAAACTATCGTTGAGTAGATGTAATTTCGATGCATCTACATACACACTCTCATCAAACGGACAATATATTTTATGATACCTTGATAATCTTACTGGGTCTTCAATAAACTTAGGGTTAGGCAATGATTTCCAAGGTTCAGGTGGATTCTCTACACCAAACACATAGTACTCTGCACCACATGGCATGTGGGTTGGTAGTTCCACATAATTATTTGTAAGACATGTATATATTTTCACACTGCTGCCCTCAATATTCTACGAGCATTTCTAGTAAATTGTTTTTCATTTTCATTCATGGTAAATTCATATGACTCATCATATGGTTTACTTCTTGTGCTTTTTGATAGATCCACTTGCAATGGGACTCTTGGTAGACGCTTATTATATACTAAGAACTCAGCAATTGCACTTGTTATTTGACAACCATGAAACAATTCATAATCAACATACCATCTCCAATACTCTTCATTCCATTTAGTAACATTATCTGAACAGTTCCTCCACAGACAACAGTTTATAGTATGATCAAAGAATGATGGTTTGAATCCAGTGGCAGCAATATCCTCACAAAACTTATACAATCTTTCTTCTGGCACAAAACCCCACTTGTATAATTTTAGTAGTTCTTTTAGTAGTGTCCTCTTATCTGGATGATGCATCAGAGTAATTTCATTCTCTTCCAGAAATTTTTTAGAATTTTCAACAAACTGTTTAGTCATAGTGTAACAACCATCAATCCATACATGTGGTTCATCAAAGAATAGATGCGACAGACATCTAGTATGATAAGCATTCAATACAGGATGATCATACTTACAATCTAACTTTATAAATTCCCAATTACCTTTCTGTTCTATTGGTTCATCATAAAACATCACATACTTGACATCCCCGTCATAATAATGATCGGGGATGTTATCATAAGCGTTTATATTGGTAGTAAATATTATCAATTCCTTGGTGCTTCTCTATTGAACCATCCTGTTGCAATGTATTTGTCAATGTCACCTGTCAAGAATGCACCTCTGTGCATGTGAGTATAAGTTGCAGGCCAGAATACTATCGTCCCTGCCTTTGGTTGTATTGATAATTTCTGATGTAAGAAATCAGTTGCTCCTCCATTCTCTACTGGAATGTCATTCAAATATATCATCCAAGTCAATACTCTATCCCTATACAAGAATCCACTGTCTTCACAATGCCACACATGATATCCACCACCAGGTGGTGTCTTCTGAATCTTATATGTCCATGATGATAATGGATCTCCTTCGACTACACCTTTATAATGTTGTGTATAAACTTCAAATGCCTGACCTAACCATTCTGATAGTGCCCATGCCATAGATTTGTCATGAGTTTCTAAGAATAATTGTGTATCTTTTCTACCTAGATTGCCTTGAGGAAATTGTTTATCACCTGCGAAACCAGTATCAATGGTACCTATGATAGGTCCATTTTCTCCCTCTGCCATGACTGTATTTTTGACAGAATCATTTACAATATATTTTCTTTCGTACCAATGTTCAAACGCAAAGATTGCTGCTTGACATAGATCTAAAGGCATAGCATTTTCAAACACACCTATCGCTTGGTGGTCTATCATTTCTAATGGACGCTTCTCAGGTGGTGGTGGTATTTTATACCCTGTTTCAGCAGCAGCACCTGCTTTAGGTTTGCTATTATCCTCTTCTGGAAGTACAACTTCAGGCATTTTTTAGTTCCTCTTTTGCTTGATTGAAATATACTGATGGTGGTATTCTACCACAATACTCGTCTAATTGCATGACTTCATCAACTTTTACATCTGCACCATTCTCTCTCCAAAAATCTGAGAGAGCATTGTTACTTCCCTTATGGAAGATATCAATGTGCTCTTCATGTATAGCAGAACCCATATCTAATCTATAATTGAATAGAGGTGTAGAATATGACTTTCCACTATCAAGAATCAGGTCTTCGGAGACTGCTCTTGGTCTGATGTTTTGGTCGATTTTCCACTGCGATTCTCTCTGGTGAAGTTTGAGGAGTTTAGTTGCATGATGACGAGTAATAAGGTAGCAAGCAGCAGAAAAGTCATTTATAAATCTATGATGTAGTTTTAAAGTTATACCATTAGGATTT